CGCCATGCGCCCCGGATTACCCCCCGAGGCTTTGTCCTGAAGAGACTAGGCTTTATTGGTTTCCTTCAATTGGTAGTAAAATTCGAGAATGACTTTCGAACGTGCCACAGCTCTCACGGTCTTGCGATCGCGAAAGACTGACTGCATATCTAGGTCAGGAACGAACTTACTATTCATTTCAAGGTATTCTTCTAAGGTCCGATTCTCGTCTCATCCAATGTTCCGAAAGGAACTTTGTATGTTGATAAGGTGGAGCCCGATCGGGTGTCCCATGGGCTCATGGATCGTACCAAGTACATATCTCGCGACGTGTACACCTCGTTCGGCTTTCATAGACCTAAAGAATTGGAACACTAGTGGGTTGGATTCTATCCTACCATCACTTGCGAACCTTTTCCTTAAAGTTTCTGAAAGTCGAGCAAACTTAATATCATATTGATCTGAGAGATATCGTCCAAAAGCCTGTTTAAGGGCAATAGGATTCGTCTCTCTCTCTAACCATGGTACCCGGATTTCTCCGGCTCCTAGGAGCGAGTTGAAGGTCATTATGATACTAAGTAGAGAACGACCCTTGGTTGTCAACCAAGGGAAGAACTCTGGGGACTGAAGCGCGAACTCGTCAACGGTCAAGGACCATCTTCTCCTAAGGAAAGAGAGAAACTCAGGTATCATGTAAATCGATACATGGGTGCTCTCAATTAACTTAAAGGGAAGACCGGTGATCTCCTCATTGTTCAAGAAGATTCGTTTTGCGAATTCTCCGAAAACATTTGAGGGACTGGTACAGACGAAGGACTTCTTAAGGTTGATTTTTACACCAAACAGATCCATCTTTCGTTTATACTCCTCAGCGACCTTCGAGTCTCAAATAAGAACATCATCTCCAAGGACACAGTAATCTTTGAAACCATGGTCATTCGCACACCATCGAATAAATAAATGATGTGTTAATGCAAACGTGGCTCAAGATGAAAGTGCACCTAGAGGTTGTCCTACACTTCATCTTACCTCAGAGCCCTTGAATTTGAACACGCGTAAGTCTACTATCACCTTCTTTCAGAGATCCATAACTTCACATCCAAACATCTTTTCAATGATGATTGTTTGTAGAGCCAAAGGAAATCTGTCAGTTGCTGACGATAGATCGAACGAGTAGCAACAACCAGCCTTGAGTGCATAATCACGAGATAAAGTGAAAATATCCTCTTGGTTGTAAGTTGCATCCTGTTTCATTTTCTTTAGGATGAGCATAAGATGATCATGTATAAACATGAGAGCATTCTGCGACCAGTAATCTATAATTGCAATATTACGAGTTTTACCTCCACCTTCAGCGATTTGAGAAATCTTCGCTTGGATGGGGTTTAACTTTTCATAATGTTCTGATAGTCCTACTGTAGCTTTAGACATCTCTGTAAACACTTGAACTATCACTGGGTCACCCCCGATTTGAAGAAGGGCTTCCACAGACTTGTTTAATTCTGGGTCCCGTGATAGGGCGTAGGCATCAAGGTCACAACTCCTCATTGATGGACCGTTAGGACCATTCTTTGATGAGAAGTAACCTGTGATGGGCTTATTTGTATTTACTTTACGTATCCATTTATTCCTTCCTAGGAATTTCGATCTCTTGACAAAAGATCTAAATTCATTAAGAAGGTTGGGATTTAACTCAACCCCCGCTTCAGTAATGGCAGTAATGTCAGAACTGGGTGGGAGCCTTAGAGTGCTAACTACATTCAAGGCGGTTAAGCCTAACCTTTTAGACATACTGTTACCTTGGAGAAAGGGAAGCAGTTCCTTTAAAAGAACTGGTATCTCTGTACCCCTGATAACCTTACGTCTTGGAAGGGGATCGAATGCGGTATTTAAAGCTATACACTGTCCGATTCTTCGTAATAACTTGTAGAGATCAATAGTGTCCCTAACTCCTTTATTTTGAATGTTTCTCTCAAAATTCTGGAAGAAGGGTACTATTGAGTCAATTTCAGGAAGACCAATTAGCTTTGTCTTAACTTCATTCAAAGACGTAACTGTCTTTAAGTATTTTAAGATTAAGTTATATTGTAATTTTGATTTTGATTTCATACTAGTTGTAGCATCTTTGTAGGATGCGGGCCACAGTGATGTGGGTACGCATACTACTCCTTTTGCCATTGAATAGGGTTATCTCTATTTAGTACACAAGGAGCTCCTTAACAGGAACTAACAGAGGTGCTGCCGTAGAGGACGACAGGGAAGGCTCTGAGTCATTGCTGAGAGAGGAAAGTACTCTCCTTGGCACTAGACGGGACCATTAAC